CCACGAGACTATCGCTTTGGCGTTCTCGCTGACAGAAGAAGCTGTTGAAGATAACCTCTACGACCGCTTGTCTGCCCGCTACACCAAGGCTTTGGCCCGCTCGATGGCTCAGACCAAGCAAATTAAGGCGGCTGCTGTGTTGAACGGCGCTTTCACCACCTCTATCGGTGGCGACGGCGTTGCTCTGTGCGCAACAAACCACCCCACTTTGTCGGGTCCTAACCTGTCCAACACCCTGGCAACAGCTGCTGACTTGTCCGAGACCTCCTTGGAACAGTCTTTGATCGACATTGCAGCGTTCACTGATGAACGCGGCTTGAAGATTGCAGTTCAGGGCCTGAAACTCATCATCCCCAAAGAGTTGCAGTTCACGGCCGACCGTATCCTGAAGTCCACACTGCGTGTTGGCACTGCTGATAACGACATTAACGCTATCAAAAACATGGGTATGGTTCCACAAGGCTACACAGTCAACCACTTCTTGACCGATCCAGACGCGTTCTTCATTAAGACTGACGCTCCTAACGGCATGAAGATGTTTGAGCGTGTGTCTATGAAAACTGGTTTTGAAGGCGACTTCGACACCGGTAACGTCCGCTACAAGGCTCGTGAACGCTACAGCTTCGGCTTCAGCGACCCACGCGGTTTGTTCGGTTCGCCAGGCGCAGCCTAAGCGAAAAAGGGTTGGGGGTTCCCGGCCGAGAAAAAAGGGGCTTCGGCCCCTTTTTCTTTTTTTAGAAATAGGGTATATTGGAACCATTCCGGGGTTTTCCGGTGCATCTGACAGTCCCGGCTGACGACATGCAGATAGATGCGCCCCAACTTGCATGTAAGGACTAAAAATGGCTACGACCACCTTCTCCGGCCCAGTCAAAGCGGGCACTATCAAAGAAACTACCGGCACGACTGTCGGCACCAACGTCAAAAACACCGGCTTCACCTTGATGGCTCAATCTGCTGTGATTGACATCATCGGCGCTACTGCTGCTGACCAGGTTGTTGCAACAATTCCTGCTGGCTCACAGATCGTCGACGTGATTTTGAACGTCGTCACTGCCAACGATGACACTGGTACTGCCACTGTTGCAGTTGGTACCTCTGGCACTGCCAACGCATTCTTGCCTGCTACTACGGTTAAGACAGCTGCGACCACTCGCGGCACTTTGTCCAATAGCGCAGCAACTGATGTTGGCACTACCGACATTCAAGTCCTGGCTGATTTCACTGCTCAAAACGGTAACGGTGTAGCAGGCGCTGCCACTGTCACTGTTCTGTATATCCAGAGCAACAACCTTCTTTAAGGAGGCGGCATGAGCAACAGCAACATCCAAGCAGTCACTAAGACTGCTGATGCCCAAGCAATCGCGGGTAGGACTCGTGTTGCTGGTATCTACTACACGTGCTCTGCGACGGCGTCCTCCTTCTCTTTGAAGAATGGATCAACGTCCGGTGGCACTGCATTGATGACCATCACAACTCCAGCGGCAGCTGGTGCTTACGACATCATTCTTCCTGACATGGGCATCCTGTTTCCAGACGGTGTGTTCATTGACGTCAATGATGCGCAAGTCACCAGCGTAACGCTCATGTTCTATGGTGGAGCAGCTGCGTAATGGCTAAGAAAGGCCCTTCCCTTTCGGTTGGTCGCGGCGAGAAATTGCCCGTCTCCAAAGGGGCGGGCTTGACTGCCAAAGGCCGTGCTAAGTACAACGCGGCAACAGGCAGCAATTTGAAGGCCCCGCAGCCTAAAGGCGGCAAGCGCAAGGACTCGTTCTGCGCGCGCATGGGCGGCATGCCAGGACCCATGAAAGATGAGAAGGGCAGGCCTACCCGTAAGGCGGCTGCTTTGGAGCGCTGGAAATGCTGATGGACATTAACTTAATTTGGTCAACCGTTTTATCCGTCGCACTCGGCGGATTGTGGTTTTTTATCCGTGAAAGAATTGAAGAAGTCAAGCGGATAGACATCTTGTTAAACAAGACACGAGAGGAGATTGCCCGTGATTACGCAACTAATTCAGAAGTGCAAAGAGTTACTGACCACATCGACCAACGCTTTAATCGCCTTGAAGCAAAAATTGATCAACTTATTCAACAAGCCCACTAAGGAGCAATGATGGCAACCTCGAAACTAAAAATGGTCAAAAAGGGCGGCAAATCAGTGCCTGCTTTTGCGGCCGATGGCGTTGGCAAGATGAAAAAAGGTGGCATGGCAGGCATGCACAAGATGCCTGACGGCAAGATGATGAAAGATTCTGACATGAGCGACAAAATGGGTCGCGCTGTTAAACGTAAAACGGCCGACGTCAAGGGCCGTGCAATGAAAAAAGGAGCTTAATATGGCTGGAAGAGGAATGGGTTGCGCCACTCGTGGCGGCGGTGCTGTTGAAAGCGGCCCCAAAAACAAAGTGATGTCTGAGACCAGTAAAACTACGGGTCCCGTGATGATGAAAAAAGGCGGCATGGCCAACAAAGGCGGCATGAATGAGCACAAGCGCATGGCCATGGGCAAGCCCATCGGCAAAATGGGCGGTGGCATGATGGCCAAGGGCTACAAAAAAGGCGGCATGTGCTAAATGGCCACCTCGGGCACAACCACATTTGACCTGTCGATTGATGACTTAATCGAAGAGTCGTTTGAGCGCTGCGGCATGAGGCCGACCAGTGGGTATCAACTCACGTCGGCACGCCGCTCGCTTAACCTGCTTTTCCTTGATTGGGCCAATCGCGGGTTGAATCTGTGGACCATTGAGCAGGCTACTTTCCCGCTGACAGCTGGCGTTAATGAGATTGCATTGGACGCATCCGTTGTCAACGTGCTTGAGGCTGTCATTCGTCAAAATAACCAAGGTACAAACACCGACGTTTACATTGAACGAATCAGCCGTGAAGACTGGCTCAATGTGCCTGACAAGACTACGCAGGCCCGTCCTGCGCAGTTCTATGTTGAACGCACCAACATTCCCAAGGTGTACTTCTATCCTGCCCCATCGGCCGGATACACCTTTGTGTACTACCGCATCCGTCGCATCCAGGACGCAGGCGCGTATACAAACACTTCTGATGTCAACTTCCGGTTTTTACCGTGCCTGGCATCGGGCCTAGCGTACTACCTATCGCTCAAGTTCGCTGCTGAACGCGCTTCGGCGCTCAAGGCGATCTACGAGGAGGACTTCCTCCGCGCAGCGATGGAGGATCGAGACACTGCCAGCGTGCAGTTCGTACCGGACCTGGGGGTATGACATGGCATTTGCGACCGGCATATATTCTTACGGACTGTGCGACTACTGCGGGCAGCGGTACAAGTACAACACCCTGCGCAAAAACTGGCGCGGCTTTATGGTGTGTCCCGACGACTACGAGCCGAAAGAGCCGCAACTCGAGCCACTTAATTACAAAGGGGACGCCATTGCACTGCGCGATCCGCGCCCCGATCGCATTGAGCCTGTGTCTGTCTTTGTTGGCGCACCAGGCTTTACGGCGTTCCAGAGCTTCGGCAGCGTTCGAGGCGGCACCAACATGCAGCCGTACATCCAGGACCAGGCGCTCATCGCGCAGGGCGTTGTTGGCACAGTGACTGTGAGTATTTCATGACCTACGACGAACTTGTCACCAACATCCGAAACTACACCGAGGTGAACAGTAATGTGTTCACTGAGCCGGTTATCAACACGTTCATCACCATGGCGGAGAACCAGATTCTTCGCGAGATTGACCTGGATGTGTTCAAGCTAGAGGTCACCGGCAGCATGACCCAGGGCAACAAGTTCCTGGCCGCGCCTGCTGACCTTTTGACGCACCGCTACATGATCCTGACGCCCGCGAGCGGCGATCAGTTGTTCCTGGACTTCAGGGACACGTCCTTCATGAAAGAGTATTGGGCCAACGGCAGCACGCAAGGCACGCCCAAGTACTATTCCGTGTGGGACCAGAACACGTTTTACATTGCTCCCACGCCGAGTCAAAACTACAGCGTGGAGCTGGGCTATATTTATCGTCCAACGCAACTGTCGTCAACCAATACGACCACGTGGATCAGCAATAATGCACCTGAGGCGTTGCTTTATGCGTGCTTGATTCAAGCCTACAGCTACACAAAAGGACCTGCTGAAATGATGCAGTACTTCCGTGGGGCTTACAAAGAGGCCATTCAAGGTCTGGGCGCAGAGCAGCAGGGCCGTCGCCGCCGTGACGAGTATCGTGATGGCATGCTTCGTATTCCACTTAAATCGGATTCACCCGGACCATGATCACAGCACAAATGCCAGTACACGTAGGCAGCG